TAGCGTGATTCCGTCAATATCTAGTACGAGCAGGTTGGTGTACGAAATACGGTTCGTCTTCCCTGCTCGCGATTCGTTGTTCAGCTGTCTCTTTAGATCCCCTTTGAGCAGACAGTGGCCTTGGTCTCCGTGGTCACGCAGAAGCGTTTCGACCATTGCTAGGCCAGCTGTATCAAGTGGTACTGTGTGCTCGTGTGATGAGACTGTTTTAACGTGGGGGTATGGAGTAAATCCATTTTTTGGGCAGTGTCGCTTGCTTAGCCGCAGCCCATTGGCGGCTTCCAGAAAGGTAAGTTGCATGGCTCCTCCTACAGAGCAATCATAATAGCAGAACTATTATCTATTTAGTAGGATTTGCGTTTTGTTCGAATACTTCCTGTCGATCAATCCTGATCTCGCTGCCCGCTTCGAAGGTTAAGCGGACTTGATTCCTGTCAACTTTAGAGATTTTAACTCTCGCCAAGACGCCGTTGTCGTCATCATGAATGACGATTTGTTCGTTGATTTTCCTTGTTAGTACTAATCGTGGCATTGGTATAGTTACTTACTGTATCTAGTGTCATAGCCACCCTCTGCATCTAATGGAATATCTGATGCCCAACTTGGTGGGGTGCACATGTGATCAATGATCTTCTTCATTGTAACATCAGGATTAATACTATTACTAATTAAAACAATTTCGTCGTGCACTGTTAGCACAACATCTGCGTCAAGCGCTTTGTCTGACTGAATAGCCAGCATTGCGTCAGTAACAATGATGCGAGACAGTGCTTGGACTACATTTTCTGCAATGCGCCCGCCCCAGGTTGTTTCTTTGACGCGTGAGTCGTACGTCAATTGGCCTGTTGGGCTGTACGCTAGGTTGTTGTAGTGCAGCGCCAGCCCATTGGGCAGGTAAATCTTACGGTCTTTGAACGTAAGACCGTGCCATTCTTCTTCGTAGCTGGGATTAATGGTGTTGGCTAGCTTGAGTTCTAGCCTCTTCCATAGCAGCGGCACGCCTGAGTATGTGGTGCGGTAAGTGTTCACTACATCTTGTGCTTCTCGTGCCGAGAACTTCATAGGTGGGCCCATTGCACCAGCTTCGAGAGTAGTTTGGAACTTGTTAGCGCCCATGCCGTAACCCAGACCGAGCACTGCCGTCTTACCGACAAAGCGCTCTGTTGGGTCGTCGTCCTTGTTGATAGGCCGGTCGTAGATAACAGAGGCTAGGTTGCTGTAGATATCCTCGCCGTCTCGGAACTGTTGTAACAAGTCGTCTTCGTCAGCGAGCCATGCAAGCATGCGCGCCTCGATGTTAGACAAGTCAGCAACATAGACGAGCTGATCTTTTGGTGAGCACAGAGCTAGCCGCAGTGGAGATTTGCGCGGCATGTTCTGCATGTTGATTTTTTCTGTACCACCAAATCGACCTGTGTGCGCTGCGTAGTAACGCAACGGCACGGAGATGGTGCCGTCATCGTGTGCTGCATCAATGAAGCGCTGAGCCCTGGTCTCGTTGATGCGACTCTTTACAGCTTTGCGTGCTTGCCATATATGGTCGTACTGTGGATACAACTGCTGCATCTGAGTAAACGCTTTGTCGTTCTTACCCAGTGCAGGGATATCTTTACCAGTGGTTGGGCTCTTCTTGGTCGGCGGTACAAGACCCAGTTCGTCTTTAATGTATGCAGCGAACTGTTGATTGGAGCTGAGCACCTTGCGGTCTACGCCTGACGCCTCGATAGCTGCCTCACTGTTCTGCATTTCCGTATCACGAAACGCGATAAGTGATTCGCGGTTCAAGATCAGCTTTGGTTCGCAGAACATACGGCAGGTCATGTCGATAAGATCCAGCTCGCTTGGCGGCATTAGGGCAAGCATAGACTTGTACAGTGAGTAAGTAAGCGCTACGTCTTGTATACAGTAGCCAGCAATCGCGTCTTCCAGCTCTGGATCGAGGTCACGAATACCTTTGGCGTCGGCTAACTCTTCGCCTTTGCGCATGCTGTCGTCGTCTGGGTACATACGTTGTGCACAGTCTTTTAATCGGGCGGACTGTCCAGGAAACAGCGCGCGACTCATTGCAGCAGTGTCGACATAATATGCAGGCTTACAGTTGTAGTACCTGGTTAGGATGTAGCCGTCGAAAGGTGTGTTGTGACAGACAAGTGTCGCGTTTTCCCAATCGATGTCATGGATCGCGGCTTCTGCTTCGTCTTCGCCATACCATTCGGTGTCGTCGCTATCGATTTTGATACCAACTCCCCACACTTTGAAGCGCTCGTCACGGACATAGTCCATTGTTGTGAGCTTTGTGAGGCTGAACTTGCTGTCGTAATACGTCTCGAAATCGAGAGTAACAAGAGTACGATCCATTAGAATGGGTCCTTTGTGTTAGCCGCATCGATTTGCTGTTGGGCGTAGATTTCGCCCTCGATAGATCTGAACCGTGATTTCAGTTCGTTGTATGCTTCAGGCATCCTCGACTTGATCCATACTGCGGTATAAGCGTGGAACTCTGGGTGGATACTGTCGTCTTCGAGACTTGGCAGGTTTTGGAAATACTCTTTTGTGTTCATTGCACCCTCCTAGGTGAAAGATCTCCAGCACACGGTGCGCTGCCCATTTGTCACGTGCGTACTGGTCTGCAGTGATGACGTGCAGCTGGTCTTGCACGTCGGTCACAATGTATGCAGTTTTATTGAGTTCGTGTTGAATGAAGTGGGCTTCTTCAATAGCTGCTTCGACACTCGTAAAGAGCGTGTTCATCAGTCTTCTTGGCTGTTGTGGTGGATCAGCCTGTCGAGATACCAGCGAGCTTTCTTGAGGTCAGCTATTTCGCTGCCTTTATGACGGAACCTGTGAAGGTATTTCTTAATGTTTCCTTCAAGGTAGTACTCAAAACCAAGCCCTAAGTTATCTTCAAGATAATCAATGCATTCGATCTCGCCGTGATTGTAATGCGGTGGCTTATCAATCATCGAGGTTGGTGGCTGATCGTGTGGTTGATCGTACGGGTCAACGTACTCGTGGGCTTGCTTCATCCAGCTTTCTAAGCCGGTTTTCTCTATTGCTGGGTGTTGGTTACGTACTCTGTCCCAGTCGGCGGGTGTTGCGTCGTTAATACTCATCATACTCTCCTAGTAAGAGCGAAATAGTACTATTGCTATTTTAATAGTTCAAGTATTACAGCGTTATGTGGCATGTCTGACCCCAAGGGGCCTCGTGTCGCTCCGTCGATACCCAGAGGACTGGGTAGTGTGGCTCTGAGCCAAAGTCGTCTGATTCAAGGTCGGTTAGATACACAGCAGCAACAACATCTGGGTGGTGTTCGTTGATGTAATCAAATGCAGGGCTGAATGCTGTACCACCACCACCTTTGATGGGCGTTGCTGGGAACTCGTCATCAGGCATAACATATTCAGTATGTGCTACTTGTGTATCTACATGGAGGATGGTGATTTGTTCAGGACGTAGTTCTGAATGTATAGCAGCCATCTCGCCAATGAACTGTTGCCAGTAATCCTCACAAGAACCAGACGAATCAATGATAACTGCGATGTGGCCAGCAGCCTCGTTGTACATAGCAGGCAAGTACTCGTCTTCGCTGATGTAAGCACGGTTAGGTTTGCGCCAGCTGTAGTCGTCATTGGTGAGTGACGTACAGAATGGCCATAGGATGGTGCGCCAATCAACGACAGGTTTGACGATGTCTTTGATGAAGTTCTCCATGCTGCCTGGGAGCTTGCCTGCATTCTTTGCAACCTCAGCAGCTTGGGTAACAGCGACCTGCCATTCAGACTCCATTGCAGCGTTACTGCCTGCCTGGACTTGACCGACGCCTGCATCTAGCACCATGCCCCAAGGGCATTGCTTGGGCGGATCGTCTTTGATCTTGTTGTAGATAGCTTCGGCAGTCATGTCTTTGTACTGATTATCAACGAGCCCGCCTTCAGGCAGCACGAAGCCGCAATCAAGTAAGTGGGTGTTGATGGCTAAGTCGGTAGCGACGTTCCAGACTTTGGGGTCACGCTCTTGTCTGCGTGTCATGTGATTGAATACACAGTGCATTACTTCGTGCGCGATGAGTCCTTTCCGCGTCACTGTGTCTAACTTACCGATGAACTTACTGTTGTACACGAGCCGCGTACCGTCGGTAGCGGCTGTGTCACAGTTGTCATCGTCCTGCACGAGCTTGAGACGCAGGGCTAACGTGCCGAAGAACGGCTGGTCCATTAGCAATTGCGCTCGAGCTTTGAGCATGTTGGACTCGGCTGACATATTAGCCTCCTAGCATTTTAGCTGTGAGTACTGCTTGGTTAGCGATGGTGGGGTCGAAGGAAACTTCTTCTTTGATTGCAGCAGCGCGTTGCTTTCTGGTGACCTTGGTGTGTAGCTTTTGGATTGCGCTAGGGGGGATTAACGATTCTGCAGCAGGCCATACGTCGAGCAACTGCTTGAGCGTCGTACACTTGTAACACAGGTCTGTTATGGAGTTGTTATACGAGACGCGTTTTTGTGAATACTCTTGGTCTGCTGCTCTGAAAGTATCGAAGTATTCGCGCAGCTGAGTTTGGTCTTCGGGGCGAACGTTTTCGACATACAGTGGTACACCGCCCCCGTGATAACGTCCTCCGTCTTGAGCATATATAAAATCAGTGATCGGCGTTTGAAGCTGGAGTCGAATTTCGTAGTAGTTATTGTGATGCCAACGAGATTCGGTGTCTGATTTAACACGCAGCTCTATGTGAGTAACTTGTTTGTCAGCGTCTTTGCTAGGTCTTGGATAGTCGTAGCTACCAAAGTGCCCAGGTATATCGTGCTCTAGAGCAAGTTCATATGCTTTTTTAGCCCACTGCTGGTGGGGAGCGTTCATTAATGCGTCACGGGCAAACTGGATCATCTCCTCACTGGGTAAAGGGCGTGGGTTAGCTACTGAATATGCTTCTTCTGCGCTGCGACGGATAGTGTCTCGCAGATCATTAGTCATTCTTACTGAGGCCATTTGTCTTCTCCTATAAAAGTACGTCGGCGTTTTCTGCTGTCCATTTGGTGAAGTGCTCGGATTGGATGAGCGTGCGGTCCTTGGCGAGGGAGTCACGAACAACGATGACCTGATACTCAGGTGGCATACGCTTCGTGTATTTCATAACTGCTTCGAAGTTAGTTTGATTGACGCGGCTCGTCAGTGCGCCACAGATGGCATACAGGACTGATGTACCACTAGGTACTACAGTTGTTGTGGGCTTGGCGAGAATGTCATCGATGTCAGGCACCTCGGTGTAGATCTGCTTGAATGCAATGTACTCACCAGCAGGGCCATCACCGATGAGTGATGCGCAGCCATAGAACTCGTCACCCATAAACGGCAGTTTGCGGTTGAGCATCTCCCAGGCACGTGGTGTTGGGAATGCATTCTGTGTGGAGTCGACACTGTGCAGCAGACCAGGTCGGTAGCGCAGGAAGCTCACGATACTTGAATCGATGTCACGGTTCACGGCCCACGCTACCCAGTCGTCAATGTTTGCTTCGAGCGTGTAATGAGCGAAGCGGTTCTTGACGGGGGTGGGCATTTCGTGGACTGCAGCGCGATCTTGTGCGCGGTTACCAGCTGCGATGATGATTGTGTCTTTGGGCAGCTCGTACGTACCGATCTTGCGATCGAGGGTAAGCTGCAGTAGCGCGTTTTGTGTTGCTTTGGGTGCGTTGGGCAGCTCGTCGATAAGCAGCACGACCGTACCCTGGTAGTCAGACGCTGGATAGTCTTCGGGCACGCCGTACCTGGTGCGATACGTGCCGTCGCTTTGCTCTACAACTTTGAGGCCACCGCGAACGTCGACAGGGTCAAACAGATTGGCGCGCAGCTCAAAGAGCTTAGCGTTGAGTTCTTCCGCTGCGAGGTACGCGATTTGTGATTTACCGAGACCTGGGCCGCCCCAGATCATGGTTGGCACTTGAGCCAGTGCGTTGGCTTTGATCTCTTTGCTGAGATCAGTTGGTCGTATAGTCCTCATTGTTTATCTCCTACATGGGGTGTGATTAAAGGTTCAAGAGACGAATACAGTGCTTGATACAACTCGTCTTCAACCATTCGGTCGTAGACATCGTCTGGATTCGGCTCGGGTGGCGGCGGAAACAGTTCGTCATCGTCGTACTGCGGTCCGTCGGTGATGCTGCATGGCATACGGTTCATGATTCGTCCTCTTCTGGGTCGTCAAATGGGAAAATTACTCGCATGTAGTCGCCTTCGATTTGGACGACGTCCCATTTATGTGTGGGGCATGTGTCAAGCCACGCCCATAATTCTTTGCTAGTCATGGGTAATATCCTTGAGTACTGGGCCGTTTACCTGCGTCCCAGACATCGCTGTTGTTAGATGGAAGAAAACCACAACGTTCTACTTGTATTGCTTTGCGCATGTAGAAGTTAATGTGGTCTTTGACTTCGCTTTTTGATGCTTCGCCATCGGAATGGACATTTTCTGGCGATAGGTACATAGCTAAGTCGTCATAAATAGCATCTGCTTCAGCTTGTGTGGTTGGATTGATGGGATGTTCTTCAAGTGAGTGCATCCCGTTGGTTACTTTGGTGTAGTAGATGGTGTCTAGATTGAGTATTTGGTTCATGAGTTGTTCTGCTCGACAAATGCGTCGGCGAGCAAATGCAACGAGTCCTCCTGGTCTTTTGTGAGCTGCTTATTAGCAATGATGCTCAGGAGTTCGAGGTTTACGCTGCGCGGTGCGGGCTTCGCGGCTTGTGGTTTGGTGGCCGCGGGTCGGCGCCTGCTTGTATGTTTTTTGCAGATTGTTTTTGGGTCGATATCAAGTACTTCTGATACTTTTTGAACGTAAGGGTGT